GATCGTGGGCCTGCGATCAGCAAACGGGATCCATTCGATCTCAAAGCCATCCGGCAGCAGATGATCCTCGGTGAAGCCAAACTCTGATGCGATCACGCCGGTGTTGATCGCGTACGCGCCAGTGATCGGCAGCCGCGGCTTGAATGCTTTCTTGCCGTTGCTATCGCTGACGCGCAGCAGGAAATAGGTGCTGATGCTTTGCAGCCAATCCTCTAGGTTCTGGCTGTCCTTGAACTCGCCGTTGTAGTAAAGCTGCTGGGTTTCCGTGAAGTTGGCCGCGGTGGTGAATGTGGCCGTATCAATCAGGGCATCCGGGAACCGGCTTGATTGTTTGATCAAATAAACCGCCAGATCGCAGACGTTATTGCTGCTGCCGGGGGTGCCCTCAATCAGCCTGTCAACGATGATGCCTTCGCGCACGAAGCAATGCACCTGCCGATCCCAAGTCTGATCGCCATCGGCGTGGCTGTTTTCGTAGCTCAGGGTTGTCAGGTTGTCGTAGTAGCCGGAGGTGCCACAAAAGATCGGGCAATTCCACAGCTCCTTACCGGCCACTGCGGTGATGAAGTTGCCCGGCGTCCACGTCGCAGCGCGGCGGTCATAGGTTTGCTTCCAGGTGCCAACACGGCAGGCCCGTTGGAACACATCACGCAACTGCAGCTGCGGCATGTCTCCCTCGCTGAGCACGAGGTGCAGTTTCACCGATAGTTCGTTGGTGGTCGCGTTGTTGCTGAACCGCCCTTCAGTGGCGCCGGGTGATACAAACACACCGCCCACCTCGTAGACGATGCCGATCGCCACGTCACCAGACCATCGGTATGTCGTGCGCTCCACCCGCTTACCGAAAACAATCGGCACCGGCTCGCCTATTGCAATGGCGCGTTGTCGGATGTCGAGCTGCGTGCTGGCCTCTGCGCCCGTTTCGCGTGTTGGCGTATCAGATTCTGGGATCAGAATCTGCGGGCCGCCAATCGTGAAAACGGTTCTAGCCATGCTCAGATTCTGATTGGTGCGCCGATTAGGTGGTTGTTGAACTTACGCGGTGGCACCTGCGCGCCGACTGGTGCAAGCGTAGAACCCAGCCGCACAGTCAGCAATGAGAAGCTGCCGCCCATGCTGATCACCTCCCCAACGTAGACGCCGATCAACAGCTGACCGGCCTGCGGGACAGCATTGCTCAGTCGCGTGTCGAACTCATAGAGCTTGATTTCACAAAGCCGGTTGAAGTTCAGCGCATCCTTAAAGGTCTGCAGCAGCCGCTCAGTAGCTGGGATGTCGATCGTGATGCCCACGTCGGCGCCAGGTGTGCCGCCGATCAGGCCATTCACCACGAATGGCTGATACTCCCACTGCGCACTGTCCCATGTAACGGTGCTGTTGACGTAGTAGCCCTGATAACGCTGATAGGTGGTCGCACCGTTGTAGATGCGCAGGTATTGAGCTTGGCCTCTATTGCTCATCAGGCCAGCCCCTGATAACGCCGCCCAGCGTAGGATCGGCTATTGCCTAGCAGATTGGCTGCAAGCGAGCGGAGCGATTGCTCAAGATCTTCAATGGTCACGTATCGCTGGCCATCCTGCTGCAGAACCGGGCCAGTGTTCAGCTGAATGGTGGTGTTGCCTTGGCTTGCGCTAGCGCGGCCAGTGCGGCCACCTTCATTTCGCAGCACCGCATCGCCGCGCTTGCCCATCAGGTAGTTCAGCGCCGCCCGGCCCATCTTGGATTCGGGCACGATGTATTCGCGCTCTCGGCCTTCACCCACCAATGCCACGGTTGGCTTATCAACCACGCCGCCGGTGGCAAAGCGCGGCAGGCTCACTTCACTCACCATCGGGATCTTTGGCAGCTTCAGGGCTGACAACGCACGATTAGCGCCAGCGATCAGTTTGTTGATCCCGCTAATTGCGCTGTTGATGAACTCCTCAACCAATGCGATGTAACCGTTGAAGATGGACTTAATGAAGCGACCTACTGCCTCAAACGGTCCGCGCAACGCATCGGCCAATCCTTTGAATGCGCGCTGGATACCGTCAACGACAGCGTTCGCGCCATCTATGATCGGCTTCACTAGGTGATCGTTGAACACCTTCACCTGATCAGAGAAGAACTTGCCGATAGCGCCTAGGGCTTCGCCTACCTTGTCGCGGAAGGCGTAGATCGCAACGCCTGCGGCAACCAGTAGGGCAATCCAGCCGACCGGGCCGGTGAACACTGCCGCCAAAGCTGCCAGAAGGCCACCGCCACCAGTGAGCGCCGCGACCAACCCGCCGATGGCTTGTCCGATCTGAATAATTGTCAGGATTGTTGGAGCCAGCAGCACGAATACACCAACGACAGCAGTCACACCAACCACGATCTGCTGCAAGCCAGGTGGCATCTGCTTGATTGCCTCCACGATTTGAATGATTCCCGCGACAGCCTTCTCAATCATCGGCTGCAACACCGGCATCAGATCCCGGATCAATGTGGCCAATCCCTCGGCAATGCTTGTGATCAATGGCAGCAATGCCGTGACCGCTTCATTGAATGGCCCCGCAATAGATCGCGCGATGTTGTTGAGTGAATCATTGAACTGATCAGCCGCTTGCGCCATTTCCGTGTCGATGGTTGCGGCGTATTGACTGAGCGCAGCGCTGCCCTGATCGAGCATTGGGATCAGGTTTGCGCCGCTCTTGCCGAAGAGCTCCATCGCCAATGCAGTCTTCTCGGCGCCATCGGGCAGTTTTGCAAACTTGTCAGATACGGCAAGCATGATCTGATCAAGTGGCAAGATGCTGCCACGTGCATCACGTGTAGCGACGCCAATCTTCTGAAGTGCCTCAGAAGTAGCTGACGCAGGATCAACAATCCCACGGGCAAGGCGGCCCATTGCCTTGGCGACTTCATCAACGGAACTGCCGCTATCTTCTGCTGCTGCACCGAACCGGCTCAGGCTTTCAACCGCAACGCCTGTGCGCTGACTGAGATCGTTCAGATTGTCTGCCGTATCAATCGCACCCTTAGCCAGTGCCGTTACGCCTGCAATCGCAGCAGCAGGCACCAATGCACCGCGACCCTTAAATCCAGAGAACGCATTGCTGGCCGCCTTGGCCTGCGTTGCCGTCTTGCCTAGCGCGTTGTTGAGGCCCTTGATTTGATTCTCCCCAGTGACCTGCGCCTTGATCGTTAAGGCGGTGGTCATGTCCAGGGCCATGGCTCAATCCCTGCGCTCGTTCACGATCTCTACCACTCTAGCTTCGATGGTCTGCAGATCATCCAACACCGCCAACGGATCAGCGATCCGCTGGAGTTCCATCACCCAGCGCACTGCGTTGTAATCCAATCCGAGCAGGCCGCTCGGTCCGCTGCGCCATTGCGTTTGCACCGTGAGGAATACCTGCAGCGCTGGCCACGCATCAGGCTCTACCTCATAGTGCTCTGGCTCATCTGGCTCCGGCAGCTCGATGCCCATCAGTGCGGCATCTGCTGCGGTGTCATCAATCGTTGCGCCGCCCGCCCAATACTCAGCGGCGCCGATCAGTTTTTTCGCTTTTGCTCCACCAGCGACTCAAAATACGCCTCGATGATGGCGCTAGCCAGCATGGGCACCTCGAGAAGTTGCGTTTTTGCGCCCTTGCTAAAGGGCACCGGCTCACCGTCGCCGTCGGTCACATCGTCCCAACCGACCAAGATCTCATCAGCCAGTGACACGTCGCTGATGCTGCCACGCACATCCTCGCCAGCTTCGGCGGCCTTCACACGCCGCTGCACCTCAGTTTGGATCTCGTTGATTCGGCTCTGGCTCAGCCGCTTGAAGACTGCGCTAAAGGTTGCCTTCTCACGCTTGCCACCATCAGCAGGCATCCGCAACGTGACTGGCCAGCTGTAGCTATCGGACTGCTTGAGAACAAAAGCCAAAGGGCTGAACGTTATCGCTCAGCCCACTATGGGATGCAATCAGCTGAAGGTCAACGTAAGCTCGTCGTTGCCGGCGCTGCTCGGGATTGCCACATAGGGCAGGGTCAGCATCTGAATGCCATCCGAATCCGAATAGGTCGGGTTGAGGATGTCCACGATCGGGGCCAGCATCGTCACCTGATTGCCGGCGGTGGTGCCGTGCATAAAGGTGAG